AAATGGACCAAATAATGAAAGCCGCTAGAAAAGAAAAATTCAAATAAAAAGGAGATAATACTATGCCAAAGAAAAATGTAAAGAGACCAACTAAGGAAGTTACCAGAATCATCACGGCCAAAATTACAATTATTGAGAAGGATGTTCAGGATAGTCCTACCAAAGAGCAGCTTTCCAAAGAAATCATTACTTCCATCAAGAAAAAACTTGGTGTTGATGATGTTGTGGTAACCGAAGTTAAGGATTTTGTTAACGAAAAGTAGGTATTAACCGCAGAAAAAACAATCTCCTTTATGAAAAAATAGAAGGAGGTATATCTTATGTTAAGAGATTACGAGTATGAATTTATTATGGCGCTATACGGAAAATTAAGGGAAAAAATCAACAGTGATATACTGGTAAAGGTTTTAAATGGGGACGTATTATTTATCAGGCTTCGGCACGACGAGCATGATTGGTATATGACCTATCCAAATCTTAGCCAGAGGATATTTGATGGTTGGAGTACCGACGAGTGTTCGAACGACATCGTAAATAAATACCGGAAAGAAGTATTAAGAAGATATTTCAAAAATTAAATTAAGAGGAAAAGGGTCTTAACAGAAATGTTGGGGCTCTTTTTCTTTTTTCGAGAGGAGAAAAAAAACAGTATGAACAGACGGCAAGCGAAGAAAGCTTATAAGAAAAAACATGGCTATAATCCGCCAAAGACAGAACTTAGATACTATCCGAAGTATGAATATAAGTTATATCGTAGCATGATAGGAGTAGTAACTTCTATGGTGCGTCAGGCAATGGTTGCAGTGATTGATATTTTCGATGCTATGAAAGACGCTCTCGAACGCATACGGACGATGCCGGACGACGAATTTGAAAAGGTTGTAGCTGAACATTCTGAGTTATCGCTTAAAGATATTGCGATTTTAAAAGAGGTAAGGAGGGATATTCGTGGGTAGAACCAAGGGTATTATGCATGTATGCGACGCATGCGGCGATACTGGCTTTACTGATGAAACGGTCAATACCGAAAACGCCATTAACAACTATGGATGGTATCAGATACATCACAAAGGTGTTTGTTGTGAGGTTTGTAAATCGTGCCGTGATACATGGGATGCGTGGAATCGAAAATTTTTAAATATTGTAGACGTTATGGAGGAAGCATAGATGGATATTGTCAAAAAAATCGGCCTACCTGCTGCATTAGAGCAGTTGGCAGAGGAATGCTGTGAGTTAGGACAGGCTACTTTAAAACTTGCTAGAAAGCTCAGGGGCGAGAATCCCACACCAAAGAGTATTGGTGAATGCGAGACAGATTTATTAGAGGAGACGGGCGATGTTTTAGTGTGTCTGAATACCCTTGGTGAAGCTGGGGTCATAATTAAAGAGACTGTTGATTCGATTATTGAGGCTAAAAACAAACGTTGGCAGGAGCGATTGAGCAAGGAGGAAGAGTAATCATGGGTAGAGCTGAAAGGAGACTCGCTGAGAAGCGTGAGAAGAAGACTAATAAAGATATTAAGAGAGCAGTAAATGCGACTCGTAATTTTGATGTAGATGCACTCATGACCTGCTTTGCATTGGCTGAACATAAGGTACACGGTTTTGGAAGGAAGCGTATCAGTAAGACCATTAGTGCTGTTTGTGAGATGATGGATGATATTCTCACTGACAAGGCTACTATTGAGGATTATAAGAAGATTCTTGAAGAAAAAGCTAAAGTACGGCTGAGCTTTAGGAGGTAAGTATGGAAGAACAATTACAAATTGCTTACGAAGCCGGTTGTTTAGCAACTTTTGCAGGCATATTAAAGGTTATTAATGAGGGCGCGGATATCGATACGATAAAGCGTAACGCAGAGCAATTCCGGGAACAACTGATTGTAAAATTGGGTAAGTCCAAACTCGGGCAGGCTTATATGGGTGCAATATTTGAAGTTCTTGATAATTTACCAAAGGAGGAGTCTCATGAGTGTTAATTTAAAGACTAAGTGCGAAGAGTGTACGCACGTTAAGGTATGTAGAAATAAGAATCAGGCGAAGTATTTCGCTAATAAGTTAAAAGAAACAAACTACGGTGACGGACCTAATGATGATTACGACTACGACACCATGTCAGAACACTATAGCGTAAACATTGATATTTCGTGTAAGGACTTTGAGAAAGTTAAGGCGGTACCCAGAACACCGTTTGCTAAAGAGACAAAGACTGGTGGCTGGACCAGATAAAATATGTTTAAAGATAAGGAGAAAAGTATGTTAGGATTTAGTTTATTAGGAATTTGGGTGTTCATTCTATATATTGCACTTTGTGAAAAGATTGCAGACGTTAAAAGAAAGATTGATATTTTGTTGGAAGAAATGGAGGATGAAGAATGAACTGCCCGGTATGTAAAAGTAAGATGTTAGTACAAAATACTACACAGTTAACAACCAGAACTATACGGTTATATAAGTGTACGAATTGCTCGCGTAAATTTGTCAGCGAAGATATATTACATTTTGTCGGAACACAAAAGGGTACTGAATTAAAGTTAGAGCTTGAGCGGCTGAGATATGAGCGAAAAAAAATGCAGGCTCTTATACCAAAACCAAAACGTGAACCTAAACCGCCTAGACAGCGAAGAAAGGTTGCTCCTAAGCCTGGCACTAGGATTGAGGAGGCTGTCTATCTGACGTATGGGCAGTTGTTCGAGAAGTTTACTGCGGCTTGCTTATGTCCGGAATTAATAAACGATTATCGGCCGTATCCATTACTGGACTATTCAATTATTGTATGGTTTAACGGTGGCGATGAAAAAGCATACCAATATAATCCGGAGACTGACGTATTCATCCAAATTGAGAATGCGACGACATACGAAGATATTTTGGAGAACGCTTGGGGTAGGAGGAAACGAGCATGAGAGAACTAATGCAGGATTTATATTCTAGCGGCTTAAAGAGTGTTGATATTTGCGATGCTCCAATATCTATGGAGAAGTATATACAGAAACTGTTAGATGGGTTCTTAAAGCAGGTTGATGATGCTAGGAGGGGTGAATAATATGGAAGAGTTAATTTTTAAATTGCGTAACTTCGCTAATGGATTAGGTTTACATTTCTTTGTTAGCGAGGAGAATTCATCAGGTGACGTCGAAATTGAGTTTGTGCGTAATGAAGATAATAAAATATTACAGTACATGATTCAGAAATACGCCGTCGGTGATGATACTTATGTAAAAATTATTACGGCTGTAACTCGGACATTCGTTGGCGTAGTCGAGGAAGAAACCATGACAGAATCGGTTAAGGTTTGTGAGGACAGCGTACAGATGGTTGGTATTTGCGGTCTTAGTAAGAACGAATACATCGCTTTGGAATTAACTAAGGCGTGGGCTAGTCAGCGCAAAACTCTCGATTATTTATCTGGATCGGACATGGTAGACTGCTATCATGAGATGTTAGAGGAGGTTGAGAAATATGGCTCAAATCAGAGTTCTAGAGAAGAAATGGATGGAAAGATTTGCTTATAATCTCGAACGAGCTATGTCAGATGCTGGGATGAATCAGGCTGAGTTGGCTAGGAAGTCCGGTTTACCGACCGGAACAATCTCTAGATATTTGGCAGGCGACCGTAGTCCTAAAGCGTATCACGTGGGAAGAATCGCGGATGCTTTAGGGACGCGTACGGACGATTTGTGCGGTAATTTTCCTCATTTTTAGTTTTCGCTTCCTTTAGGAAGAAGCCCACTTGCCCACTTCCTTTAGGAAACTTGGCCACGAAAAACCCTTTATTTATGCGGGTTTGCGGGCTTTCTGCCCACTTTCCCACTTCCTTTAGGAAACTTGGCCACGAAAAACCCTTTATTTATGCGGGTTTGCGGGCTTTCTGCCCACTTTCCCACTTTTTTCACTATAAAAATATAGAAAATATTAAGTATATATAAAGATAAGGATTTTACACAAAAAGTGGCCACTTCCTTTAGGAAGCATATTTTGTACAAGAAAGGACTGATTAAAAAGAAAATATTTAACGACACCGAATTACGATATCATGCAAACCTTTTGATTACTTGTATTAATTTTATTTTAATGCTATAATTGTGTACATTGAAATACTAATGAAGTAAGGGGGTTACCACATGGGTTTATTTAGATTCGGTAAACAAAAAGACGAATACGATGACATTTATGATGATGACGATATCGACTATTCAGAAATAGGAGATTATGAGTTCGAAGATTCAGATGATGATATTGAAGAAGCTATTAATAGGTTGCGAGGTACAATTGGACATGGTGACTGCTTATATTGTAATGCTAAGAACGGTATGAAGTATGATGGTTTTATTTGCTTCATATGTTCTGAATGCGGTAACTCGGTCCACGAAGATATCTATTACCGATGGGCTTCTGGGTATCCAATAGAATTATAATAAGATAAAATATTAGAGAATATTCTTTAAGGCACGCGCTCCTTATTGGTATTCTCTTTTATTTTTGCCTACGCGAAAAAAACATGCTCTTTTATGAAGAGAAGGGATAAAATGTGTCTTTTTAACACCCTTTCTCTTTTATGTTTTGACGAAAGGAGAACCTATATGCTTGAAAGCACTTTTAAAACAAAATTAAAAAACGAGATTGAAGAGATGCTTCCGGGCTGTATCGTTGTACATCTTGACCCTACAGAGATTCAAGGTATTCCGGATATGTTGGTTCTCTATGAAAATAAATGGGCGGCCCTCGAAGGTAAGCAATCAATCAACGCGAGCCATCGACCGAATCAAGATTATTACGTCGAACTAATGGATCATATGTCATTTGCAACATTCGTCTATCCTGAAAATAAAGACAGAGTATTAAAAGAACTTTATAATTACTTTCGTGGATAAGGAGAAAAAATATGATTTTTTACAAACACCATGCCCAAGAGGGACAACACGCGTTCTTAGGTGCTAGCCAATATCATTGGATTAATTATGATGACGAAAAACTTGCAAAAAGATATTTGACGCATTTAGCAGTTCAGAAAGGAACCGAACTTCACGAATTCGCAGCACAATGTATTAAACTCGGACAGAAACTTCCGAAGTCTCAGAAAACATTAAATATGTACGTGAATGATGCAATAGGATATAAGATGACTCCTGAGGTTGTTTTATATTTTTCTGATAATTGTTTCGGCACAGCAGATGCAATTTCGTTCAGAAATAATGTACTTAGAATTCACGATTTGAAGACTGGAGAGATTCCAGCACATATGGAGCAGTTAATGATTTATGCTGCTCTTTTTTGTTTGGAGTATAAAATCAAACCGGGTAGTATTGACATTGAACTTAGAATATATCAGTCTGACAACATTGTATATCATACACCAACTGCGGAAGAGATTGTACCGATAATGGATAAAATCATTACGGCTGATAAAATCATCGATAAAATCAAAGCTGAGGAGGATTAAACCATGATATTTAAACCGTCATTAGAAGACGCTTTAATGCACTACGGTGTTAAGAGACGTTCTGGAAGATATCCATGGGGCTCTGGCGATTCCCCTTATCAGCATAGCGGTGATTTTCTCGCTAGAGTTGAAGAGTTAAAGAATGAGGGTCTTACCGAAAAGCAACGAGCAGAAGCATTGGGTTTGACCACAACTGAACTCAGAGTTCAGGTTCAGATGGCCAGTCATGAAAGAAGAAATTTAGAAGCGGACAGAGCACGATCTTTAAGAGAAGATGGAAAGAGTTTAAATGAAATAGCTCAAATCATGGGTTATAAAAACGACTCTTCCATTCGTTCTTTATTGAATGAAGATACCGCTTCAAGAAAAAATCAGGCTAGAGTAACGGCCGACCTTCTTAAAAAAGAATTAGAAACCAAGGGCATGATTGACGTTGGAGCAGGTGTCGAAAGGGAATTGGGAATTTCCGAAACAAAATTAAAAGAAGCCCTTACTATTCTCGAATATGAAGGCTATCATGTTTACGGCGTCGGTGTACCACAGGTGACTAATAAAGGACAGCAAACTAACCTTAAAGTTTTATGTAATCCCGATATTGAGTACAAAGACGTCTATCAGAACATGGGTGATATTAAATCTGTTGTAGATTATCACTCTACAGATGGCGGCAAAACGTTTACCAAACTCGAATATCCGGCTAGCATTGATTCTAGTCGAGTTGGTATTCGATATGGAGACCAAGGTGGTACTGCTAAAGATGGTGTTATTGAACTTCGTAGAGGTGTGGCCGACTTAGATTTGGGCAATTCTCATTATGCACAGGTTCGTATTCTTGTAGATGGTACACACTATCTTAAGGGTATGGCTTTATATTCTGACGACTTACCAGACGGTGTTGACATCATGTTTAACACTAATAAGAAGTCTGGTACCGATAAGATGAATGTTCTTAAGGAAATTAAGAGCGACCCAGATAATCCTTTTGGTGCATTAATCAAAGCGAATGGTCAGTCATATTACGACGACCCAGATGGTAAGTATATCGACCCTTTAACTGGTAAGAGGCAATCTCTTTCGGCTATTAATAAACTTAAAGAAGAAGGCGACTGGGATTCCATGAGTAAGAATCTCTCATCTCAGTTCTTATCGAAACAGCCGGTAGCACTTATTAAAAGACAGCTTGGACTTACTTATGATGATGCGGTTTCAAATTTTGACGAAATCAATTCCTTAACAAATCCTACTGTTAAGAGAAAAATGCTTCTCGATTTCGCTGATGAATGCGATTCTGCTACTGTTCATTTGAAAGCGGCTGCGTTACCGAGACAAAAGACTCAGGTTATCTTACCTTTGTCAGACCTTTCTGAAAACGAAATTTATGCGCCTAACTATAAGAATGGTGAACAGGTTGCCTTGGTTCGATATCCTCATGGCGGAACTTTCGAAATCCCGGTTCTTACTGTAAATAATAAGAACAAATCAGCGAGACGAATCTTAGGTACCGATATCACAGATGCCGTTGGTATCAATGAGAAAGTTGCTGAACGATTATCGGGAGCCGACTTCGATGGCGACCAGGTTGTAGTAATACCTACTAATAGTAAGGTTAAAATCACATCCACTAGACCTCTTGATGGTTTAAAAGATTTCGATGCAAAAACCCAGTACTCCACAGAAGGAAAGACTGGTGTTAGATTGATGAAGAAGTCCGAAGTCCAGAAAGAAATGGGAATGATTTCAAATCTTATTACAGACATGACTCTTCGTGGTGCCTCTGAAAGCGAACTCGCAAGAGCTGTTAAACATAGCATGGTTGTTATCGATGCGCAGAAGCATAAACTGGATTATAAGCAATCTGAAAAAGATAATGGTATTGCTGAGTTGAGACAGAATTATCAGAAGCGTGTTGATGAGGATGGTAATGTTAAATACGGTGGCGCATCTACTCTGATTTCGAGAAAGAAACAAGATGTTAGAGTTCCAGAGACCCAAGGCAGCTATAGTATCGACCCTGATACCGGTAAAATCAGTTATAAGAATTCTGGAAGAACGTATGTAGATAAGAATGGCAAGACCGTTCTCGCTACAAAGACTGTAAAACTTATGTCTACGGTAGATGACGCTTACACATTATCCTCCGGTACTCCAGAAGAGAATGCTTATGCCGATTATGCTAATAAAATGAAAGCCCTTGCCAATCAGGCGAGAAAAGAGGCCGTCTCCACCGGTAAACTCAAATACAGTAGTAGTGCGAAAGCTACTTATCAGGCAGAAGTTGACTCCCTTGATGCTAAACTTAATGTTGCATCTAAGAATGCTCCTCGTGAACGTCAAGCTCAAGTTATTGCTAATTCTGTCGTTAAAGCTAAACAACAGGCCAATCCAGATATGGATAAGAAAGAATTAAAGAAAACCGCCCAGATAGCTATTAATGATGCCCGTATTAAAACTGGTGCCAGTGGAAAAGATTCCCGTATTAGCATTACTGATAAGGAATGGGAAGCTATTCAAGCCGGTGCTATTAGCGATAGTAAATTGAGCGCGATACTTCGATATGCTGACCCCGACGATGTTAAATCAAAAGCAACTCCTAGGACTACTACTCAGGCTTCTACTGCTAAGATTCAGAAGATTCAGACGATGGCGTCCATGGGTTACACAAATTCTGAGATTGCAGAGTCAGTTGGGTTATCAACGTCCGCTGTATCCAAATACATTAAAGGAGGTGAGCAGTAATCATGGCTAA